CAAGTATAGAACCTACGCATCTCTCTATACAGATTAGTCTCTGCCAATCCCAATGGTGGCGCCTTGTCTTTGTTGTAAGGGGGTTCACCTTCCGGCAACTTCATTTTAATGGCAGGATCAAAGTTGATACGAAAGACATCCTGTAGGATAGGTGAATTGTGCTGAATGAGAATCGCTTTTCGCTGTTCAAGCGTTTCAGCTTTCTGCACACGATCAAAAATTTCAGGAATTAGTAAGCGCATGTTAAAACTCCGATATAAGTTCAAGCATCTGCTTCATGCGATGCTTCATAAAGTAGTTCAGTAGTTGACTACGATCTTTTTGTGGTTGGGACACAAAGGTATTTATAATACTTTCTTTGATATCCCGGTCAATGCAAGTAAAGTCAACTAGTGCTTTGTTGCGCTGATAGTTAGTATGAAAGGTTGAATCGGACGGCATGGTGTTGGGATCTCGAATCCACTCCTCGAGTTTCTTGGTGAGGATGGGTTTCTGCCTGCGACCTTCCACTAAGCAGTTATCATCAGACAGGATATTGGGGATCCCGTCTCCCGTATCTCCTCGAATGATATGCTCGATAACATAGGACTCTGGAGACCTTTCGGGTTTGACAAACTTCTTCTGAATGGGGCTGTACTGTGCCACATTCCTGTACTTTTGCAGTTGAATGAAGTCATGGTCACCCGAGATGATCAGGAAGGGGTTGGGTTCCTCAAGCATACCTGACAAGTCATTGGTTTGCGACCACTCAGCAAGTGCAGCAATGATATCGTCAGCTTCTGCACCTTCCACACGGATAACAGGATAGGGAAAGACAGCGTTCAGTTCCTCACGGACAGCAGACAACGCCTCGAAAATCGCACTCCAGTCGTATCCCGACTCCTCTCGATCCCGCTTCCTATTCGCCTTGTATTGAGGAAAGATTTTGCGACGCCAATAGTTTTGCCCGTCACAAGCAAGAACTAGATCGCCATACTTTGCGCCAAACTTATTCTTGTAACCTCGAATAGTATTGATGATCATATGGCGAATCAGAGGCAGGTTGATATCTACATCCTTTCTGCCGCCGAGTTCAGCCATCAGGTTTGAGATGGCGGTTTGACTGTAATCTACAACTATCATTTAATAGCCCTTACGATTAGCGTGTCTGCATTAAGGCGACCATTAGGTTGTGAGTCAACTGCCTTGATGCCGTCCATGAACTTTCTTAGTTGCACTTTGCCTGCTTTGAGAAGGTCCTGTAGAACGATTTCTGGTTTACGAACTGTCTTTTGCACACTCTGCTCTGGTTCGTAGTTCTGCAGCGTAGTGCCCTTGACTTGAATGCCTGAGGAACTTTCGGTGCGATATACAGCGAGCTTTCTCGTCTTGGTGTTGAACACCCACACCTGCATAGCACCCACGATCTCGGTAGGTGACACAGAAGTGATCTTCAGCTGGTCATCCTGTGACTTGTACTTGAGATCCTTAACTTGCAAAGTAGGTGACTTCACTTTCTTAGCACGGGGCTTGCGATTCGCTTTCTTGAATGCAGAATACTTCTCTGCCTCTTCCAGGAACGAAGCAAGTCGCTTAGCGAAGGCAACCAAATCTTTCTTCTTGAAGTTTGAGTATCCCTCAATCAGATCCTTGTCTTTACCTTCGAGCACCTCAATAGGTTCACGTAGTTTGCTCTTGACCCATTCTCGAATCTCATCGCTGGATGCCTGTGGCATCTCATTCTTTTTCATATCGTCAAGCAAGGAGAATGGCGTCTTGGGATCTTTCGCCAGGTTGTCAATGACTCCTTCTAGCTCGCCAATGTAGGCAGCGATACGATTCTGAGTAGCTTCCTGAATGTTGACCTTGGGCGCCGTGACAATCTTCTGCACCTGTGGCAATGGTGTCAGTTTGTTAAGGTATCGGTTCAATGCCCGCTGATGATCAGTAGAAAGTTGTGCTCCTTTGAGCATCACACGGCAAACCCAACCCATGGTCAGATTGACTTCGCTATCCGTCAACGACCGAATAGGAATGTTGTGCTTCTTGCAATAGTCCTCAATGTACTTCCGTGCATCCTTTCGGTCCTTCTCAAGGTTGAACCAATTGAAAGCTAGCAGAAGTTTAAGCTGATATTCATCATCACCAAAGATAATCTCGGCGGCTACAGGTTCAGAGCTTACAACTGCCTTATTCAAGTGTAAACCTCAATTGTTTGATTGAATCAAACCGAATGCTGCGCCATTCGCCAATCTCAGTATCAACGACCGAGACAACCTCATCATTCGGGGCTCGGGTTCTTCCCGTCTTGTTGCCACTTACAGGAATAGCATTTTCCTTAAGCGTAGCTTTCATCACTCGCTCAGTTCCATCTGCTTTTGTAAATGTAATGGTAACAACCTCAGTTGCCAATAGACCCTTAAGCCAAGTTTTGAGCGCCCCGCGCTCGTACTCAGTCATCGTATCCCACTTAGTATTCATTATTTCACTCCAAAGTGTTCTTTGACTACTTCCTTGAAGTCGTACAGGGCTTCTTTCCCCGCATCATCGTCAAGGTATCCCAAACTGATGATCTGGTCGCCAATCAGGTCAAGGAATCGCTGCACCATGAGGTTGGAAAAAGTTTCCATCTCCTTGTCATATTGTGATGCCCAATCAATGATTGCACCATGAGGTTTCCAGGGCTCATCCTCCCAAAAGATAAACCCTGCACGCTTAGCAACTTGTAATATATTGTCGTTCATTGTACCTCACTGGGTGTTAAGGGCCGGACGAAGTTCAGCGATAAGTTCGCGCTCACGGGCATGGACCTCAGACTTGCCACGCACGACCTCGACGACCTGATAGGTGAAAGAGTCGGGACCGAACTTGCGGATCTCCTTGCAGAGTTTCCAGTCGAGGCCTTCGGTCAAAGCACGCCGAACATGCTTCTGCCAACGAATCTTGACAGCACGCAACTTAGCTTGCCCGATGGCGGCAGTGATGCCGATATAGGACCTACCATTGGCAGAGTTGGTGAGCTGGTAGATAACATGGTTTCTGTCGGAGCGCTTTTTTCGATTCATGCTTACATTATACAGGAACTGGATAGAATGTCAAGAAAAGTTTTAGATGTTGTTTTTATGCAACAACAGCGGAGTGGTAGATGTTATCAACAGCAAACTGAGGATAGAGGTCGTCCATGATCTCATAGGCTTCGTCTAGATCCGAGGCCTCGATCTCTATGGTCAGAACCTGATTTCCAGGCAATTCTTCAGAGGTGTATTCAACAATGTAGGTATTCATCTTTCTTCCAATCAATCATTCAACATAAACAATTATACAGGAACTGGAAACTTTGTCAAGAGGGTGTTGTACAAAAACAACACTCTTTCTCTCAGTCAACCAGACTTACTTCAACATCAGCCAGAACAATCGCAACTTCCCAAGCTTTTTTTGCTTTGAATGCCTTTGCAGCTGCTAGTTGTGCAGCGTAGCTAGTTGCAGCCATTACTACAATTTTCTGACCGCGGTAGAAAGCAACATAATTACGCATCTTTTTCCTTGTTTCAATCACTCAACAGAATTAATTATACAGGAACTGGCAAGATTGTCAAGAAAAGTTTTAAGTGTTGTTGTATCGACACAACACCTGTGTTGCACAGAAACAACACTAATTTCTGAGGGTTTTTAGGTGAGAACCGTGGATTTTGCAGTAGATGAGGTTGTTGTACCACTGGTCGGGGTGCTCGAGGACTCGATTATCGATCTGTTCCCGAACCTCTAGGTAGGATAGTTCCCCCTTACCGAAGCATAGGTGAATGATCTCACGCTTGAATTTTTCTTCTCCAAGTCGAACAACATCACCTCTAAGTTCCTCGGATGATGACCAATACTTCTTCCAATCAGATTCTGTTTTGACTCGCTTGACCTTTCCCTTGACTTGCTTTCGACGCATAGACCAGAACAACTTCTTGCCGATGTATCGCCGCCCTGTCTCGAGACAAGTTATCATGTAGACAAATCCAACTAACTTCTCATTAGGACCTGGGTACTCCTGTCCTTCATATAGCCACATATTGACTCCAAATCAATATGTATCGTCATCTTCCTCATCCTCTTCATCATCTAGGCCTGCACTACAGAATGGGCAGAACATCACTTCATAGTAGGATCGGTCAAGGTCGTGTCTTATCTTAAAGATGGCATCACATTCGGAGCAGGTATAAGACTTTGATTGCATAGTAGAGGTTCCCTCTTTCGTTTTTCTGCCTCATACACTCGCAACCTTAAGTCAGAGCTGCTGAATGAGTGATCTCGGCTGTTGTAATAAATTTTTATGCCTCGGTCAACACAGATTGTTTTTCCTGTGAACTCCTTGTCCTCATACTCTTTACCAAGAATGCGGACATCAATAGGAAGGGTCTTGAGCAGATCCTCGAGTTCTTTCTCGGTACTATAGATCACAACTTCATCCACATATCTACAAGCACGTACTTGTATTTGTCTCTCGACAATGCTTTGCACAGGTTTGTTCTTCGATGTGCGGTCAATGGTGGGATCTGTTTGAATGCCCACAATCAACTTATCACATTGTCGCTTAGCTTCTTCGAGCATAACTACATGACCTGCATGAAACAGATCAAAGGTAGAACAGGTGAATCCTGTAATCATATCTTCCTCACTTCAATTTTGCATTTTTCCAAGAATCGTATGCCATCCTCATTGCGATAACTGTTACGGTAAAAAACACTATTAACACCAGACTGATATACCAACTTAGCACAATCAAGGCAAGGGGCATGAGTAACAAACAAAGTAGAACCAAGACCAGACTCTGTAGACCTCGCCAACTTAGATATAGCATTTGCTTCAGCATGAAGGACCTCTGCTTTTGTTTTAAGGTGTGTTATCTGCATGAGGTGCTCAGGACCGCCATTGTCAATAACATAGGTTTCAGTCTTTGTCACTTCATCTTCGCAGTTGTTGTCCCAACCTGCAGGCATTCCATTGTAACCTATACTTATAATTCTGTCATCCTTCACCACGATAGCCCCAACTTGAAGTCTCCGAGCGTGAGACAACTTTGCATATGTTTCGGCGACTTGCATGTGGGCCTGCATCATCCTTTCATTCACTAGCATCTCCATAACTTACATTGCCATGTTCATCTTCAAGGATCAGAGGACCTGTGAAGTATGTGTCTGTGTAAGACAGTCTCCACCCATCTTCCTCAAGTTCCTCATGATCCATTTCGTCTAGGCGAATACGATATTCTTCAGGAATGTTATCAGAGTAACGATAATCAGCCCAACAACCGTCATCCGCATCGTAATCCTGTACATCTTCTAGATCCTCATAAACATTAAACCCATGTTCATTTTTCAAATCAATATCGGGAGGTGTTTCAGACTCAAAGGTACAATGGGCCCAACGCCAACCCGTTTCTCTTTCTATCCACATCTTCTCGCCATTCTCTTCTTTGAACCAGTTTTCAACATCACAGGCGGACTTTTTGTATTGCGGCGACAGTTTGTAACGCATAATAAC